ATTAAAGGCACATCAACCTTGTCCAGACTGCGGATCGTCAGATGCTCTTGCTGTCTACGATTGGGGTACAAAGTGCTATGCTTGTGAGGCTGTAAATGTAGATGATAAAAACTCAGGTGAACATAAAAGGAGAAATATGACGTTAGTTTCTAACAGCACATCAGCCTGGAAAGAGGTTAAGACTCTCAACCATCCGTCAGAAGATTCAATATTTAAATCAGTTCCAGAGCGTGGTATATCGAGAGCAACAATGGAGTTTTTTGGTGTGAAAGCAGACGGACAAAATTACTGGTTTCCGTACACCGATGGTGACGGTAAAATTGTTGCTTACAAAAAGCGTGGCATCACTGAGAAAAAATTTAGCACTACTGGTGACTGGTCTAACGCTCAGTTGTTCGGAATGAGTCACTTTGCTAAAGGTGGCAAGTTCGTAACTCTGGTAGAGGGCGAACACGACTGTAGTGCAGCATTTCAAATGCTTGGTTCTAAATTTCCAGTGGTGTCAATTAGGAACGGAGCATCCAGCGCATCGGTTGATGTGCGTAAGTATTACAAGTGGCTTGATAGCTTTGACAATGTCGTAGTTTTCATGGATAACGATGAGCAAGGTAAGGCTGCTGTCGAGGCTATTACCAAAGTTCTTGGATCTAAAATTAAAGTGTTTAAGCCTCAACCTGATTACAAAGATGCTTGTGACTATTTGTCTAGAGGTGATGACAAGCTCTTCATGGATACCTGGTGGAAAGCAGAACGTCATGTCCCAGAGGGAATTGTAAGCTCTTCATCGTTGCGAGAAGAGGTTCTGAAACGACCTACGAAGGCTGTTGTTCGATATCCCTTCCAAGCATTAGACGAGATGACGATGGGTATCAGGGAAGCAGAGCTTGTGACTGTGACTGCTGGCTCAGGACTTGGTAAGTCTCAATTTATTCGAGAGCTTGCTTACAGCATCTTTAATCAGACTAATGACAACTTTGGAATCATGTTTCTTGAAGAAGACAAAGCAAGAACAGCAAGGTCACTGATGTCTTTACACTTAAACAAACCAATACATTTACCAGACACTGAAGTTTCCGATGAAGAATTAGCAGATGCTTATAATGCTTTGCTCAAGGATGACAGGTTCTATTTTTATGACCACTTCGGATCTAATTCAATCGACACGATAGTGGATAATTGTCGTTACTTTGCTCGTGCCTTGAATTGTAAGTACATCTACCTCGATCACGTCTCAATAGTGGTTTCAGCGCAAGAAGCGAGCGATGAACGCAAGGCAATTGACGAGATTATGACTAAACTCCGAATGCTTGTTCAGGAGACAGGGATCACTCTTTTCTTGGTGTCTCACTTGAAGCGTCCAGAGGGTAAGGGCTTTGAGGATGGCGCACAGGTCTCTGTGTCAGCTCTCAGAGGCTCTGGCTCGATAGGTCAGTTGTCGGACATTGTTATCGGCTTAGAGCGTTCTAGCCAGCATCCTGACCTTACTGAGCGCAATACTACACAGGTCAGGGTTTTAAAGAACAGGCACTCTGGTCAGGTCGGTCCTGCCGGGAGATTACTGTACGATCTAAAGTATGGTAGGATGTGTCAACGTCTTGATGAAGAGGATGAGAACGCCTTATGAAAAAATATAAATATTTAGTTTGGGCTAATGTTTACGGAGGCTGTGGAGAATACTACAATAAAATTGTAGCTAAAGGCTCTTTGGCTTATTGTAAAGAACGATACAATGATTGTTGTAATGACCCAGATGAGTATCGAGGTATTTACATTGAAAAGTATATTCCTGTTGTTGGAGAACCAGACCTGGAGGACTTTTGAGAAACATAATTATTGATGTAGAAACCGACAGCGACATCAGCCAGATCTGGTGTGCTGTCACCAAAAACTTAACAAATAAAGAGGAGGCTAAAGTATGGACGCAAGCAAGCGAGTTACAAAAGTATCTAAGACCAAACGATATCTTGATTGGTCACAACATAATAGGTTTCGATGCTCCAGTGTTAAAGAAGCACTGGAACTTGAGTATCGACTCAAACCAACTCCGAGACACATTATTAATGTCAAGGCTACTAAACCCAGTTCTCGAAGGAGGACACTCGCTAAAATCATGGGGACTACGGTTAGGAAAGCACAAAGGAGACTTCACTGCTTTCGATGGAGGGCTGTGTGATGAGATGGTTGACTATTGCATCCAGGATGTCGAAGTCACCACTACACTATTTAAGAATCTTAGTAGAGATTTACTGGATTGGGGTGAGTCATCTACTCTTGAGCATCAAGTCGCTGTTATTATCAAAGAGCAAGAAGATAACGGATTCAAACTTGATGTTAAGAAAGCGTTACTCCTTCTTACAGACTGGAGGAAAAGACTGGCAGAAATTGAGGAAGAATTACAAACAGTTTTCAGACCTATTGTAACTGAGCGTGTTAGCGAGAAGACAGGTAAAAGACTTAAAGATAAAATAGAAATCTTTAATCCCGGTAGCCGTAAACAGATAGCAGAGCGTCTCACGGCTCTGGGTTGGAAACCTACCAAGCACACTGAAAAAGGTTCTGTCATTGTCGATGAGAAGGTTCTGTCTAACATAGACATACCAGAGGCTAAACTAATCTCTGAGTATCTTCTTCTTCAGAAAAGAATTACTCAGGTGGAGAAGTGGATTGACTACGCTGACAGGAACGATAGAGTTCACTGCCGTGTGATTAGTAATGGTGCAGTGACATCTCGGATGACGCACAGCCGTCCTAATCTTGCACAGGTTCCGAGGGTAGGTAATCCATTTGGTAAAGAGTGCAGAGAATGCTGGACGGTGGAGGACGGTAATAGACTTGTAGGGATAGATGCCAGTGGTTTAGAACTCAGGATGCTTGCACATTACATGCGTGACGAGGAGTACACTAACGAGATACTGAGTGGTGACATCCACACAGCTAACATGAAAGCTGCTGGTCTAACCAACAGAGATCAGGCTAAAACTTTTATATATGCTTTTCTTTATGGTGCAGGACCAGCTAAGATAGGTCAGATTGTAGGTGGTGGTGAGAAAGAAGGTAAGAAGTTAATTGATAGCTTTCTTGCTAACACACCAGCATTGCATAAACTAAAAGAGAAAGTTAATCGGATATCTGAGAAAGGTTCTCTTCCTAGTTTAGATGGTAGACGTTTAATTGTTCGATCTCAACACGCTGCTCTTAACACTTTGCTCCAGGGAGCTGGTGCTGTGGTTATGAAAAAGGCTCTAGTATTACTACATTCCAAATTAAAAGCTGGTAAAATACACGGCTCTTTTGTCGCTAATGTTCATGATGAATGGCAAATAGAGACAACAAAAGAACTTGCTGAATCTGTAGGTCGTTTAGGCGTTCAGGCAATTCAGGAAGCAGGACTCGCTTTAGGGCTACGTTGTCCACTCGATGGCGAGTTTAAAATAGGTGCTAATTGGGCAGCAACACACTAAAAGGAAATATATGGCTAATCTAAAACCAGTAGTAGTTCAGGCAGATGTTATGTGGGCTTTTCTTGACACACCTAATGAGATGAGTGGTAAGTATCAGGTAGACTTGTGTAACCTCTCAACAAAGGCTATCGATGAGCTTGAGTCGATGGGTGTCAATGTCAAGAAGAAAGATGACAAAGGCTTTTACGTTACAGCTAAGTCTAAGAACTATCCTATCAAGGCTGAGTTGTCTGACGGCTCACCAATCACTTGCAAAATTAAGAATGGCTCCAAAGCAATAGCTACTCTTAAACCGTATGCTTACAACTGGAAGGGAAAGACAGGCGTAGGAACAGGCATCAACAAGTTAGTCATAACTGATTTGATTGAGTATGTTCCTTCTTCTGATCCAGTAGCTGAAGAGTCATTGTAATTTGTCTAAGTCAATGAACAATGCAACTGCACTCATTGACGGAGATATTCTGACGTACCGCATTGGTTTCTCTTCTAATGAACCTGATGAGGAAAAGTTTGCTATTTCTCGGATGGGTAATTTTGTTGATAGATTGATTAAGGTCAAAGGAATAGATTCTTATGAAGGCTATCTGACAGGGAAGAAAAACTATAGATCAGAAATTGCTACTGAGCAATCTTACAAAGGGAATCGTAAAGAGGCTAGAAGACCAGTCCATTACGATTCTCTGCGTGAGTATCTCATAACTAAGTGGGGTTTTAAACTCCAAGAAGGTCAAGAGGCTGATGATGCTATCGGAATAAAAGCATATTCATTACCAGAAGATTCTAGCTGCGTCATGACTATAGATAAAGACTTAGACATGATTAGAGGATGGCACTACAACTTTGTCAAAGAAGATTTGTATTATGTTACCGAAGCTCAAGCCATTAAGAATTTCTACATTCAGATTCTTACTGGTGATCGAGTTGATAACATACCTGGTCTTAAAGGTATTGGTCCAGTCAAAGCCAGGAAGATTCTGGAGAACTGCACAACTGAGAAAAGTCTTTTCAAAGCTGTGAGTGAGAAGTATGATCATGACATTGATAAACTAACTGAACGTGGAAGGCTCTTATGGATAAGAAGAAAAGAGAAGCAATTATGGAAACCGCCAAACACTTCACGATAGGTTATGTCCAGTGGGTTGATGCTGTTGCTGATGCAGGATGGGAGGATAATTCTAAAGCTGATGTCCATCCTGTTCTAAGTATTGGGTTTATTGTTGACGAGACAAAAGATGCTATTTGTCTTGCTGCTGCAATCTCTTACGATCAGTCTAACTCTAGGATACACATACCTAAAC